GTGAAGCCGCAGGAGCAGGAGCAGGAGCAGGAGCTGGTGTAGCAGCGGGGGCAGGGGCTTGTACAGTTGGAGGCGGCGCATCGGAGACAGGTGGTGGGACTTGTTCTCTATCAAGCCGCTGCTTGCGATCCTCTAAGGCAGTATCAACAGCGACTACGTCCACTTCCTGCGCGGGTAAGGCTATATCCTCTGCAGCCTGCACAGCGGCACCCAAGCCTTCTTGGTTGGTGGCCTGCTCACTTACTACGGTCCCATCTGGGTTGGTTACGCGTACAACACGATCAGTATCTGCAGGCTTTGTTTCGCTGTACCCGAGGACGGTAGCGAGTGACTCTTCGCTGGCTTGTGACGCGATGATCTCTTCGACAATAGTAACGTCTTTAGAGATGATGGTCCCCTGGCCGGGTATCTTGGCCCCAAACAAACCATCGCCCAGTTCGACAATAATGTTAGGTGCCGCGCCCTCTAAGCTGGGCGGACTAACATTACTAGTAGCTGGAACCCATACACCTGCTTTTGAACTACGTGGGTCAAGCATGTTGGCCATTTGTGCTTCAAGATCAGCAACGGCCTCTTGTGTTGGCCCATCGAACGCACCGTCCGTGATCCCTTTGTCGAGAGCATCCGCTGCAGCGTTAACGTCCGCATCAACTCTTCTCTGAAGCATCTGTGATGCCTGCGAGTTAATAGCTGAAAGTGCTGCTGCCGGTGTAGACGCTACGCCACCAAATGCACCACCGGCAAAGAAACCTGCAAAAGCTGCCTGACCTAAACGTAGCTGAGCTTCGGCGGCAGTGTATTGATCATCAATTCCAAAACGCAGCCCAGTGAGAGCGCCTTCTTGGATAACTTCTGTAGTGGCTTCGGTTACTGCACTCGCGCCGGTAGCCTTAGACAGGTCTTTTACAAGGCGGGAGAAAACGCCTTCACCCGGCTCCCGGACTGCTTTCTGTTTCGCCAGCTTTAATATATTTTTCGCAATTAAGGCCTCGCCCCCGACGCCTACGGCTGCTAGTGGGGCGCCGCCTAACAAGGCCTGCAGAGACCTTGCAGGTGTAAGCTCTTCACCCGCCTGATCAAACTCGTTGTAAACAGCTGCACTCATCATGGGATACTCAGACCCGAAAGCACCTGCTATTGCGCCGCGTTGAAAAGACAAATTGTCTCTGACGAGGCGATACATTCCAGACAAAGCTTCTTCTTCAACGTCATCCAAAACTTCGCCGCGCAGCTTTTTTGCTGCTAGGTCTTTACCAAGTCGAGTTACAGCTGCCTTACCTGCAACGGTCAAACCTGCCTTTGCTACTGCTGCTGTACCGCCTGTAGCCACTGCAGCGGCAATAGTCTGTGCAGCTGCCGGCGTTATCTGCCCAACACTAAGAATTACCTGATCAAGAAAACCGCCGAAGGTGGGTTCAGCTAGAAACTCGTCGAACTGTTGGATACCAGCCGAAAGTGCTGCAGAGGTGGCTTGCTCAACCCGCGCCTTCTCCAGCGCGTAGTTAGCGCCCTCGGTATCACCTAACAGGTTTCTCCCAAGAGACTCAAATAGCGCCATATCCTGGCGTAACTGAGTGTCGCCAATTTCGACGCCCCGTTGAAAAGTTTCGAAAAAACCGTCCGGTGCTGTGGGCGTAAACTCTCTCGGGTCTGCTGCCTGTGGCACTAGGCCAGCCAGCAACTCGTCATCAAACTGCCTTTGTGCAGCTGTTATCCGAGACATGTTCTCGAAACTCAGCTCTTGTGGGGGCGGTGTCTGGCGAGCCGGTTGACCGCCCGAGTTAGCTGTGTTGACGCGCTGGCGAAGCTCGCCAGCCGTGATGTTGCGGCCCGACTCCATCTTTGCCATCGCGGCTAGAACAGTCGCCCGTGTGCCTGGGTCAGTCAAATTGATCTGGTCATCTGCGCCAATGCCAGTCTGGCGGGCGACATAGTTTATATAACCTTCTGTGTCGTTCTCGCTTGGTGGGGCAAATGTGGAAATGGTGTCACGTAGTGTGTTTGTACCGCGCTCACCATATGAATTCAGAACACGGTCTGCTGCTCTATACCCATAGTCCTCATCACTAAAGCTGGAGAACCCACTGTCTTGGCCTGTCTGCCCTAACCAATCGTTAGATTCGTTGTACCTAACATTGAGAGGGTTATTAGTCCTATCGGCAACAGCCATTTTGAACCTCTATTCTTGCGATGCTACTTGGCCGGCCTCAATCGTCTGCGCGAAATATTCGAGCATCTGAGTGCCTAGTTCACTGGTCAGTTGTTCTGTAGAGATTTCGCTCTTGGTTTCCTGGAGATTAGACCCCAAGATCTCAATTCTTTGGAGTGCTCCTGTTCTAGAGCGTACTACTTTAAAACGCTCTGGCCCGAAATCGACGCCTATTCTGGCCCCCCGACCTTTCCAGAAATCAGCGAAATACCCCAAAATGCCATCACTCTCTTTTGATGCTAAGTCAATTACGTATGTCTTAAGCGTACCCATAGTAGACTTGAATAGGGCTAGCCTTCTTGCACCGTCCGCTTCACCTCGGAGTGAAGCTATCCGGGCACCGAGCCTGATCATGCCTTCATTATGCTCTTCGCTACCCACGTTGTTATTAACTAGGAGAGTTTCGATTTCTATGCCATCCGCATTTACCGCGCTTTTGAACGCTCTTAAGTCTTTTGCTAGGTTGTAATTAAGTTTCGAAACATCAATCTGATTGGCCTGTGCCCTAATTGCATTTGCGACCCTTGCAGCATCAACCCGTGCGACATCAGTCGGTGAGGTCGAGAACGACCCGGTTCGCATATAGTTACCGAAACGGTCGAGGATGGTTGATTGGACCGCTGGATCACCTGCATAGATGGCGGCTGTCGCGTACATAATCGCACGTCTGTCGGCGTCATCCACTAGACGGGCAACGTCTTCAGGTGTTCGAACACCTAGCTCTTGTGCCCGACGTGCGCCGTAACTGATGTCCGCTTGTGTTGGTTGTGGATTTTCTTCCAACATGCGGATCACGTCCGCGATCGCAGGGTCCATATTAGTATCGGGGGAGGCTGTCGATGTTGATTCTGGTGCCTGATTATTGGCTGCTCTACTGGCTTCTCTTCTGTTTATACCTTGTTGGGTTAGAGGTGAAACGCCGGAGTCGGGGTCTGTTGTTGCCTCACGAGCCGTGGGGAGATTCTCATCATAATTCGCTTGAGCAGTCTCAAGCCGCCGCCGGGCGTTATCGAGCTGATTCTGTGCTCTTACCATCCGCCTATCCCCGGTCCAACGATTCATTAACTTCGTGGCGGGTCCAACACCTTCGTTTTCCAACCGGGTTATTTCAGCTTCTGCACTACGAACAGCGCTGCTTGCTGAGTTGCGCTCCTCTACAAAGCGTTGCGGTGGTCGGAGCATAACGTCGGAATCCGAGCCCCCAGTTCTGCCGAGTGCACCTGAAACAGATCCAAGTTGACGCGCTCTATTTACGTTGTTTTCAAAACGCTCCATTGCCGTTGACTCAGAATCAGGTTCCCCCTCCCGCTCACGAGACAGGGGTGAATCTTCTAACCTTTCTTGGGCCGGGCTCTCTTCGGTATCGGGCTCTTCTGGTTGACCAAATGTTTGAAAGTGAGCAGTGAGATCGAGTCCCTCCTCTTCAGCCACTTCAAGCAACTCTGGATAGGTCATGTTAGAGAATGCTTCGTACACGGTGCGCCCTGCAGTAGGATCTGCATCGGTTATACCATCGAGGCTATCCAGCAGATCTTGACGAAGGCTGCCCAATTTGACCTGTGCGTTTACGGCTCTCTGCGTAAGCACCTGCTGAGAGCCAGGATTGACCTGAACGGCGTTGGCCAACATAGAGTTCAAACGTGACTGAGCCACGTCGTTTATCTCATCTGATGAGAATTGTCTTACCAGATCATTAGGATCAGACGTTGCATTCTCAGTAATTGGCCTGCCACCCGTTCCTAGAAGTACGTATTGCCCTTTGTTAGGGCTGGCACCAATACCTGTAAATTCAAAATCAGGGTTGTTGGGGTTTCTAAAATAACTGCTATCCGCCCCAAAAAACGCTTGTTGTTGATCTGGTCGCCAGCTGGTTACATTAGAAACCCGATAACCCCCGCCCTCTACCGGCTTGATTAGGCCCCGCGACAGTAGATCGTTGAATGTCTCAGAATCTTCCATGTTTCTTAGTTCACGAGTCGCGGCCTGATTTGCTAAACGACGTGACTCGGTAATCTGTAGCTGATCGTCACGAGCAAGGCGTCGAGCATCGCCACCCATCGCGTAGTCAAGAGCCCCCAGTATTGACTGGCCTACTGTTGATCGAACCATCTCTGTCTCCTAAATACCGGGGATCATAAATAGGGCGGCTGCGCCTAATGACCCAAGTGTGGAATAAGTTTGCGCCCGAGATTGGGCTCTCGCATTTTGATAGGCTTGGTTACGGGCTGACGCATTTGCCGCCGACTGACCAAGTTGATTCTGAGATGTTTCGTTCACGCCTTGCCCAACATTGATCAGTTCGTTCAGTAGCCCGGTGTTCATTTCACGCTGCGCTAACCGGGCATCGTTGACTGATTGGGCGCCGCCCAACGTGTTCGACAACTCTAGCCTACGATCCATCTGCTGCCTCTGTGCCGGGGTAAGCTGTCCGCCGTAACGGGATGCGTTACGTTGCGCGACACCACGCGTGAGTGCAGAGGCAGACGCCACATCTTCACGTGCCTGATCAATGAGACTAGTATCATTCTGAGACTGTGCGATCAGGTCGTTTTCAAAGTCGCCATAGTTGTTAATAAAGTCTAAATATTCGTTACGGGTAATATCAGCGAAAGCCTGATCTGGGTTACTGACGCTGGGTAAGTAGCCCAAGCTACCAGTACTGTTAAACCCGCGCCCCGTCATATTCCCGATAAAAGGCTCAAGCTGGCCCATACCTCTTGCATAAACCATCAGCCTCTCCCAAACAGACTACCAAGAGTCTTATTTTCTGTTTTGAAGGTACCGTCCTTCAGTTTGATAGGATTTCCATTTGCATCACGGGCGATCGCTTCAGAAGAAAACACGCTGCCTGTGCTCTGGTAATTGTCGTAACCTTTGGCGAGACCTGCCGTGCCGATTTGCGCGGCTGCATTTAGCTTGGCCTGTGCCACATCTTGGTTATTCTTGGCTCTTGCAAGGGCGTCAGACGTCGAAAGACGTGCTGCCTGTGCCATACCAGTCTGTGCTGTTGCCGCCTGCTTACGGGCTGATTTCAGCACGTTAGTCTTCATCATGTTCTCGATGTCTTTGGCGGACCTGTTAGCGACCCCAAGTTGGCCTTGGTAAGCCTGAGCCATGTCTCCGGCGGTGCTTATGTTTTGAGCCCGCTGATAGCTCGGAGCGGTAAGCGCCTGCATCGTGTCTGCATTACCCCGTCCGCGCAGTGTTTTCTTAGCTCCGTCGCCTGTCGCGGCTTTGTCGCGCATCTGCTGAAGGAGGGGGTCATACTTCTCTTTGAAGTAGCGGTACTGCGCCATCGCAACAGAGGCACTTGCACGATCTGCTGCGGTTGGTTGGTAGTCCTTTTTCTTTGGTTTACTGCCCATGAACTGGCCTCGTGTATATTCTAGTATCTAACCTCCATCCCTCACTACGTAGGTATGGTTCGATTTCATCTACTTGAGTCCACGTCTCCAAAGAAGTGCACTCTAATTCTCTTGCCACATTTTCAAAGAATGGGGAATACCTAAGAATATTGTGAGTGCCGCGCTCTTCTGCCCACGCAGTCCAAAGAAATAATGTTTTCTTGTTGTTGAACTCATCGATCTTAACGGTGGTAACGACGAAGCCTTCAGGCGCTGTAAACAATAGCGCTTCGCCAGACAGGCAGGCAGCGTATATATCCTCGGGTCGCCACGTCAGGTGGCGATTTTCGTCCAGTATTTCCTGAAGACCGAGCTTTACCCAATCCCAAACTTCACGGATGTTCGCTACTTGGGGGTTAGAAGAAGGTTCTCCGACCTGCATACTTGCGTTTACTCCTACCTTTGTGGATGCCGCCGTAATTAGTCTTAGCTGCTACAGGCATATCGCCGCTTCTAGCGATCCGCTCTGCGCTTTCCAAACCTTGTGTGTAGAGAGAGTTGTATACACCGGCGCCGTTGTAGTCAGTCCATTCCTGACCCGGCATACGTAAGAGCCGGGTTAACGTGCCGTTAACAATCACGTCGTGGAAATCATTCATGATGTAATCGTCACACGCTGTGGAAGTACGTGTAGGCTTCAACACAACGCGGAGAATGATTGCATTTGCCTGAGTCGCAGAAGGTGTTGGGACCAACCAGAACAGATCCTGGCCCTCTTTAATAAAGTACTCAGGAGTGCCGCTATCTGTTCGCCACTTCGGGTTACGCTGTTCAAGTAGAGTACTCGTAGTCGGCTCCAGCGGGTTGCCGTCAAATAGCACGTGACGTATGCGATGCACTACGGTTCCGTTTGGAGGCTCTAAGTCGTACTCATGCACATTGGCGATCGCTGTAACCGGGTCCAGCTCAGCTTGGTAGATACCTGTCCGCTCGCACATATCAATAACCGCTGCGCGAACATGCCGTTCGATCAACGTGTCGGGACAACCTGGTGCTGATGCAATAATCTCGGGGAGAAGGCTCTCATATGTTACTGCCATCTAGCTATATCCTGCCTGTATCCCGCTCAAAGTTCGGGGTTGTTACCTGATCAACCTGGCCCTTACCCGTAACCGACTGTAGGAACAATTGGTAGTGTTGGGCGGCGCGTTGGTTGTTCGCTGCATATTCAGCGTCTTTGGAATAGGCCCGATAAAGGACATAATCCATAATCGCGTTTGCGTATATATCAGCAATGCCGATGTTGTCAGATGCTGTAACCGAATCCGGGTTCTTCGAATACACAATTTCGATATAGGCATTACCGCTCACGCCGGGGTAAACGTAAAAGTTGCGCGGGTTCTGCTCATCGTAAATGTAATGCTTTACGATATTTGTATGAGCGGCTTGTCCGGTAACGCTTGGATCATGCCAGTCCGGTGTCTGTGCGTTTAGGATGTCAGGCTGGACTAGCCGTATCGACCGCTTACCGGTCCCACCACTTGCTGCAGACATATTACGAACAACCTTCAGTAAGCGGTTGCCGGCACCAGGAATATCCTGCTTCGTACCATCTACTAATGTAATGGTCGCGTTAACAGCATTCGCATCTGGTTTGAATAAGGTGATCTCTCGTTGCGCGTCATTCACCCAATAGACTAACTCGGCCTGCGGCCAACGTATGCCAGTTACATCTTGGATAGTGCTTTGGACCCTATCGATGATACTTCCTACGGTGACTGCCATTTCCGGTTTCCTTTAGGAACGTGTGACTTCTGCCCACGCCTTCTCACGTTCGTCTACAGGTACTGTCTCCCCGAACCTACGGGTGATAACAGCGGCTTTAGGGGTGTTGTCGGAAAGTTTGAAATCCCCTGGATTGCCGTCTAGATAGATCTCTCTCATGACTGCAACTAAACGCTCATGTTTGTCTTGGGCAATAAGCTGGTCCAACTTATCCTCAACAACTTCTTCGACACCGACTTCTTTCACTACGATGTCTTCGATCAACGAGGTGGCATCGTCTACAAGTTTCGCGCCCATCTGCAGTGCCGCGTAACCTATGTCTTCGCTGACTTCGGTTTCTACGTTCGCCTGAAATAACTTCACAGCTCCATGCAATGTCGCAACTCGTATATCGGTGGGACAAATTACTTTCATATTTACTCCGTCAAAAGGGGGTGGCCCCCCCATGAAGGGGGGACCGGGGGGGAGGACTCTTACTGAGCAGTGTCCAGTGCAATAACGCCGAAGTCCTGGACGTTGCCAGAAGTGTCAGAGTTATATTTTGGTTTACGGAGGCCAAAGATTTTGCCTACCGAGATACCAGACTGGTTACCATAGTCGAAGGTGTCTTCGACAATTTCAGGTAGACCAATGTCAGCCATCGCCAGAGCCTGAGCGCCACAGAAGAGGGCACGTCCACCGACAACGTCAGCGTCTGCACCCCATTTGTAGCCAGCCGCACCGGCGTTGCCCGAAGTACCAGTTGTTGCGCCAGAAGTGTTAAACACGTGACGGAACTCGTGGACCATAACACCGTCTACCATCAGGCTAGAGGAACCTGAGAAGAGCGAGTTAGACTCACCGCGTACGCCGGCATTACGGACGTTTGCAAGGAAGTCTGAGTCGAGCTTCAGATCAGCCATTTGCTGTGGTGTGACGAACAGATGGAAGGTTTCTTGGTTGCCTGCGCCACGGATACCACGGATGTAGTTATCTTTGGCATAAGCCTTCAAGTTAACGATACAGGCGTAGCTGATTTTGTCAGCTGCTGTGACAGCAGTGGTATCACCTGCAACAAGTCCGCTTGTAGCGTCCCAACGACGGTGACGATCAGCAGTTGGAGCAGATACGTCTGATGCAAACTCAAGGTCTACAAGCTCGTGGCCTGCGGAACCGGAAGTTGCACGAAGTGCACCGTTGTTTTTGTGCGTGTAAGCGACGCCTGACAGGGTCAGGAACGACAGCTGGTCACAGCGGTCAGCCATAGCGTAGGCTAGGGCGTCACGAGACTGCTCACGGAAGTTTACGACGGTCTTCTGGTCAGCCATCCGGCCTGCGATGCGGTTAGCAAAGCGAAGCTGATCAAGCTCGATGGTGATGTCGTACGCACGGAGGGCTTCTTCGTTGCCTTCCAGAGTATTATCACCAGTGATACCGTCACCAGTCATGTCAGCAAGCAACGTGATGTTTGCTTTTGTGCCTTTAGCAGACTTAGTCAGCTCAGTGATACGCTGTACCATAGCGTTTGAGCCAGAACCTGCGAACTGGTTGATGAAAGATTGGTTACGTGCGACGCGCCAAAAGTCACGACTCCACGCCTGAAGCTGGTCGCCAGAAAGCGTACCAAAATTGGTAAGTGCCATTGCTAGGCTCCTTTAGTTAGGGCTAAGTTTTCACAGCCGCGTTAATGGAGCGGCAAATCCGTTCCCCGTATCGTGAGGCGACGTATTTGCAGTTGCTTTACGAGCAATGACCTCGACACATTTAACGCCTGTGTAGGCGACAACGGTATTTTAGTGTGTCCGACCACAACCTGATGTCGCACAGGTAAGCGAGAAGTTAATATATTAGCCAAGCTAATAATATTTGACAAGAGGCGTGTGGATAACACGCCTCTTACCGTTAAATTCTAGACAATATCGCCGCGAAGACGTTTTAATGTTGCATCAGGCAGGGCGTTAAACTCATCCTCACTCATACGCATGACGTCGATAGGCACAGTTTCGCGTGTTCGAGTGCCTTCACCCTCTAACACGGGCGGTTGAGCGTTAGCAGCCTGTATTTTCTTACTGATTGCAGCTTTTTTCTTAATTTCCAGGTCAGGATTCGGCGCTGTTTCCAGTGCGCTATCCAAATCATAGGACTTAACAACGAATCGAACGGCTTTTGACAGCGCTTCGACCGCATTGTCACCTTTAGTCATGAACGCATCCCGCAACTCAACGACCTCGTTGGTATATTCCTCGTTAAAAGTCTCCGAACTGCGGTCAAAAACCGGGAATTCGGCCTCAACTGCGGCTGCAGCCTGCTGCAAAGCGGTGGCGACATGGCTGTTTGAGTGAGTAGCAGCCATTTTCTGCGTCATGTCGAACTGGATCTGGGCTTTTTCCGCCGCGCGGATCTCTTTTCGAAGGGCGATGGCCTTCTGAGACTCACCATCCAGCACAAATTGCTGGTATTCCAACTCTTTGGCGTCGAAATCGTACTCTTCCGGCGCTGTTTCCACCTCCGGCTGACTGGCTTTTAACGCATCGAGCTGCTTTTGGAGGGCTTTTTGCTTAGCTAGTACTTCATCCAGCCGGGATTTGGGGACCATGGGCTGCTTACGTCGCTGCTTGGGTCTTTCTTCGGGCTCTGGTTGTACTGCTTCAACTTCCTCTGGAGCTTCTGCGAGGGCGGACTCCGTCTCCGCTGGGGGTTCTTCGTCAGATTCTGCTTCTTCAACTTCCGCAGTAGCTGGTTCGGCCTCAACTTCTTCCTCCGATTGTACTTCTACCTCTGTTTCAGACTCCGTTTCAGGTGTAACAGCTTCTACTTCTTCACCCAACCCAAAATTTAGATCTACACCTTCGGGCGATTCCATTGAATCGGCGCCGGGCATACCATCCATAAGAGCGGTTTCAGACATATAAACTCCTTAAGGTTTGTTAGCTGCGGTGTTCATCGCCGTCGTGGCTAATTTTGCAGCTGCTGTAGTTTGAGATTGTTGCTGGCGTGTATTGTTAGTGAGTGAGGCAAGCTCCCGCCGCAATTCGAGCTCACGCATCTTGATATCCATCTGCTGTTGTAATTCTGCTACACGTAGTTGGGGATCAATCTGGGTCATTTCCTGTGCCTTGGACATATTCACTGCAGCCTCAGACTGTAGTTTCTGAACTTCGGCCTGCATTTTCTGGATCGTCAACTCAAGCTGCATCATCTGAGCCTGCTGCTGCATTTGAGCGGCTTGCATCTGCTGCTCAGACATATCGACGCCTGTCATCTGGCGAATACGTTTAGCGAGCTCACCGTTACGAGAGAGGTGGCTGTATTCAATAATGGCGTCGTCCGGGATTGCTACACCGGCCTGCCTCAGAGATAAGGCTTCGGCAAACTGCATCTCGTCGAAGCTGTCTCGCGCCGGTGCTGTACCAATAATCACATCGTACTCACCGACGGTCAGATCATTGATGATCTCGCCGGCTGGGGTCATCTCGTTAATAACGACTTCTTCACGCGGTTTCATCGGATCATCTTCATTAGTGATCTGAATGAGCCGTTCTTCCGTATAGAACCTTTGGATGAGGTTTAGAATTTTCTCTGCTAGGTAGTGGCGGGTCTTACGCAGGTTATCCAAAGGAACCTGGATCATGATGGCGCCACGGTTCTGCTTAGCCTGAATAGCCACACCGGACACTTCGGCGCTATCCGTACCCAACATAGAATCGTTGATACCTGATATCGATTTAATATTGGCCTGAGCCTTAAGCGAGATCCGGTCCAACCCTGTCGGGATCTGGTTAGGTTGGATCTTGGACGGGGGTTGCGAACCACGGTTGTATTCCAGCACTAGGCCGGTCTCGGCACCGTGCTCTTCAAGATCTTCAGCCCGCATATTGGTGAGTGAACCAGATTCCACCATCCACCCGGAGTTGGCGGTGGTGTTAACAATATGGAGCTCTTGGGAGGCGATCTTGTTGAGCTGCTCTTGGGGAGACAGCAGGTTACGAACCACGCCGAACGGTCTGCCCCTACGGAAGTAGGAGAAGAAAGGTACGATCGTAAAGTCTTCATATGGCGACCAGTCGTCATGCAGGACCACCCGGTCACATGTCACGGTCCACCGGACTTTACGTTTGGTTTTGGTGATGATGCTCAGACCATATTCTTTGGCGAACTTTTTAGCTTTGGCATCGGACCAGTTGGATGGGACATCCCGCTGATCACCCGTTGCAGGATCTACATAACAATCAACACGGGTAACCTTACGGTGTTGCCGCTCGATCACACGCAAGGACTTTACGGTGCGGTACTCATCTTCACCGGGGACAGTTGTGCCGAGATAATCATCAACATCGTCGATGTCACCGTAACGGGTCTCACTATATTCAACGGAGTCACGACCGAAACTGTTACCGTTCTCCGCTATGAACTGGAGACGGGCCGCTTGCTTTTTCCCATACATCGTCTCGATATCGTCGAGCGTCATCCAGCGTGTATAGAAGAATTCGTTCCACGTCTTTGGATCGTAGTCTTTCGCGTCTGGATCGATGAGGATGTCCAGCGGGTCAACGGCTTTAATGCGTACTTCACCGTCCAGGTGGTCTGTAAAATCCATGCGTACATCAAAATACCCACGGCCATCCATAATAAGTCCGTCGCTGAAGACCTGTTGTTCAATCCAGTCGAGCTTATTATTGTCTGCGATCTGCATCAGAACCTTGGTCAGAACGTCTGCTACCTCCTGAGACCCCGCACGTCTGGGCTTAAACTTAACATCCGCACGTCTAGCGGACTGTTCACCCATTATTGTGTTGATCGTAGGCAGGATGGTGTTAATAGTCAGGGCGGGACGGCCTTCGGCGTCGAGCATGGCTACATCTTCGGCGTCCCATTGTTCGCCCTGATAGAACGCATCACACTTCTTTGCTAGGTCAACGTATTCGACATGCCCGTTGTCACGCGCCCTCGTGTATCTGTCCCACTGAGTGCGGCTGATTACGTCTTCTTCACCGGGCTTTATGTTACGGCGTTTTGTATTCTCTTTCATATCATGCACTCATCGCAGACTTGGACCGTAACTCACGACCCAAATATTCAAGTTTGTCGCGCCAAGAGGGCGGACGCTCGATCTTCTCTTGAAAAGTGCCGAACTCAGTCATCATGAGTCCAATCCATGCAAGTGCGTCGACCTGGTCGTCGTGCACACCGTTGGGGAAACGCAACAATTCTGCAACCAAGGGTCCAGTAAAGACCTCGTTACGTGGTAGGTACACCATCCCTTGCTGCATCCGGCCTTGAATAGCACGTGCCCTAGCTTCCTTATCCCGGCGCCCGGTCTTTAAATCCTTGAAATACGCCTCGTAAAGACCCCGCTCACGAACACGTTTTTCAAGAAATGGGCCGAGGGCCATTTCAATGTGTCCTTTTTCAATACCTATAATTGAAGGTTTCCACAACTCATAAAGATCAAGTATCCGTTCGACCAGCTCAAACCCGTCATAACGACCCCGGTCTACATCAACTACAAACAAGTTGTCGTCTTCGTCTACACCTACGGTCAGACCTACGGAATAGTCGTTCCTGTCCTTCTTACCAATGGCCAAATCCCACGCCGAATAAAACCGCATTCGATCGAGATCAATATCGTCAGGTTCGTAGTACTGAATCATGTCACGGGTGAAATAGTCACCGTCATCGGCCACGGGGTTCTGCTGATAGAGCGCGGACCAGTCCCGAGGGCCGACGGCTCGTTGTATACGGTTCAGGGCATTAATGTCGTAGCGTTCCACGTGGAGCGCCTCACCCTTTGACCGGAACTCCTCATCTTCCTCCGCGATCGCCGGATAACGGACAACCTCCCACTCATCACCACCTTCGGTCGATGCCCGCAGCAACCGGCCCGCCAGATCGTCATCGTGCCAACGCGTAAGAATGACCAACACACCGCCGCCTGGTGCAAGCCGGGTGTAGGCAGTAGAGGTGTACCAGTCATAGGTACTTTCTCTATTATTCTGCGACTCAGCATCTTCACGGTTTTTAATCGGGTCATCGATCAAAAGAATGTGGGCACCTTTACCGGTGATACCACCGCCCACACCAGCAGCTACATACCCGCCGCCTTTAGTGGTGAGCCAAGCCTCTGCCGACTGACTATCAGGATCTAACCGTGCATCTTTGAACACGGACTTATATGCGGGGTCACGTAACCGTTGCCGGACTTTACGGCTGAAGGTCATGGCCAGTGAACCAGAATACGAACAGGAAATGAGCTCGTGACTGGGGTGCGCCCCAAGGTGCCATGCCGGGAACTCAACCGATGCAATGGTCGACTTACCGTGCCGGGGTGGCATAAACAGCATAAGACGCGGTGACTTCTTATCCGCCACATCCTGGCTGAACTTCTCCAACCGCTGACAAATGTCCTTGTGCACCCAACCGGCAAGATAGTCCGGGTTATTACGTTCAATGAACGGTAACAGTCGTTTACGGACTAAGATCCGTCGTGCGAGTTCTTTCTTGGCGGCGAGGGCAGGGGAGTCTTTCTCCACGGGCTCCTCAACCTTCACCTCATTAGGATCGGGTAACGCATCCTGCATATCAGCAACGCAATACGCACAGATGCGGTCTGTACCAGAAAACAGGGTGACGGGTTGTAAAGTCTTACAGCGTGAACACTCTGTCTTCGAAATACCCTCAGTCATCCTGACTACTCCCACGCGTTGGCTCAAGATGCTTCTGATCTTCACCGACTAGCGATAGCAACTCTTCGTCACTCATACGTTCAAGCTGTTTGATGTTTGCAATATTGACCGTGATCTGTGGGCTGTTGTCGGGCTCAACAAGCCGGTGAAGTTTCACCAGACTGTCGGTTGTGTTCTTCATCTCGGTGGCCGTGGCCGACGAAGCGTAGGCATCGAGATACATCTTATGTGCGTTGGCAACGGTAAACTCCACCTTCTCACGCATCTGCTCACGAAAGTACGCGACGGCCTTTTTTATGCTTGGACGCTTGTTCGCCTCGTAGGCAGTCTGAGCATTTCGATAACCAACAGCTCTGCCGGCTGCAGCGATGCTCATCCCCGAAACCATGTAGTAGACGAACTTCTCCTCCTGGACAGTTAGCTCCTTTATTCCCACCCCCATATAGGGCATGTGGGATTCAAATTCAGCGCGTTCAAAATCCCCGGATAGGGGGGATATATCAGTGGAGGGTGAAGTGTTCTTGGTACTCACTTAGTTTTCCGAGGCTAGGGTCCAGATGTACAAAGACAGGTTGTTTAGTTGAATCTAGTTTGTTGGCAATAGATTCGATGTACGTCGTTATTTGTTCATGGTCAAATCCCTGAGCAAACATGATCTCCAAACTCTTGTCGTAGTCATATGCCAGTACTTCGTCGCCACTGGCGGTCCACGCTGTTCCGACAACAGCGTCTTCTAAACCTTCTAACGAATACAGGGTTACATATTTATTAGTCATACTAATATTTTTCCTCAATCGTCACAAATGTTTCGATAGATGAGCTCAACCCATCTCGCTAACTGCGCCTCGGTCATATCACTCTTCATAGAGTTAACACGGTATGCTGCCAACTGAACATTACCTTCAACATATCCCACCACGGGGTCAATACGGTCTATGGACATGTTTGAGTTCTTTTTGTCTTTATCTGCGGAGTCGTAGGTAAGTTCGACCCCGGTGATGGCACAACGTCCCTGCTGAGTTTCCCAAAGACTGAGGACATATTCACGGGTCACTTCGAACGGGTATTTGCCTTGCTTTGTCCGAGAACTCCTCAAGGCGGTGAACAACCTGGTTAAGTACGCTTTGGGATTTTTGCTGCGGTATTCAACCTTACGCAGGTGTTCACACTTATAACAAAGTCTATCACGTCTAACATTCCGCGCCACAGAGTGAGGGAGGGGTTCGTCGCATAAACGGCATAGGCGTCTGTCGGCGGCCTTAGACATGGTCGCCATATACTCATGCGGTAAGAATCTCCGCAAGAGCAATCCACAGCAAAAAAATACTAGAAAAAAAATTTGAAAAATTTTCGCATATTTCGCTCTCGAATTACCTTACCGGTCCTGCAGACCCCACCCCTAACCCCGATTCGTAGCTGGAACCTTGTTTCTGATTCTTGCCATTGGAACCTTGTCGTGTTTTTAGGCCCTCGCTCCTTCGTCGCTCGGAGTAGCAGTTGGTGTGTTGTTTAACAAAGGAGTACACAACATGAGTTTATATAACCCTGAGGCATACGACGCCCACGTCACCCTGATGTATTCTGACGAGAACATGTGGTGGCGTATGTGCAGAAGAATAGTGAGACCTGACTCCGGCCCATACCGCAGAGTCGACTCCGAAGATCTTCTCGGCCAGCGTTATGGGAGGGAGTGCCCAGTTGGTGACCCCCTGCTTGCTTACCTTGACGACTACTAACTAGCCTAGCCCCTGCACCTACAGTGTGGGGGTTTTGCATTGGCTACGTTCTTATAACTAAAGGAGTACAGAACATGGACTGGGAAAACCTATTGCAGGAGTTCGAGCAGGAGATCTACGAGAGCTTCATGGAGTCGGGAGCTTGCTACGACACTAGCCGTGAAGACTATGATGAACTCTGGCTGCGAGAGAACGGCCACGACATCTAACTAACATAGCCCCTGCACCTACGGTGTGGGGGTTTTGCATTTTTAATTGTGCTTTAACAAAGGAGTTCGCACATGAAACTTTCATCTCTAGTAGCCGCAGTCGCCGTTCAAACCAAAGGTGTTTATGGCGTTGGCAAACGATTCGTTGATCAAGTTGCAGATGACATGGCCGCTATCGAAGAGCGTCGCGAAATGGAAACTAAACAAGCTGCCCGTGATAAGGTGCAGTTCGAGAAGTTTCAGGACCACGTCCGCCGACAGGAAGCCAAGGAACAGTAGCAACTGCTTACCCCTGCCTCTCACGAGGTGGGGGTTTTGCATGTTCTATGTCACTAACATAGGAGATGACAATGAAATCTGATTTCACTCTGGTAGACCCGAAGGCCCTGCAAAACGGTGACCCGATGTACGGTTACCCGCTGGTTACCACGTACCGTGTTGACAATCCTAAATGGGGAGTTGCTCTGTCTGACCCCAAGCGTCGCAAGCTTGCACAGAAATGGCTAGCTGAAACCTTGAACGTCAAGCAGGTACAGTTCCTCAAGAACGAATGGGGTAAGTGGTACTTCCAGATCCCATCGTAATGTGTGCCCCTCAGCCTACGGCTGGGGGGTTTTGCATTGGTCGTGACATTAACAAAAGGAGTAAATGTCATGACTTACACAGTACGATTCGTTAATTATCCTATCGATGCACACGGTACTACCGTAGACGATACATACGTCTTCGATAGCCAAGAGCAGTTCGAGGACGAGCTTCAAGCTACACCGTTCCCGATCGAAGAGAGACAGGACTCTGTCTGGAAAGATTACGGAGCTGACACGCTCATACGATTAGTACCTATTAGTTACTAGGTCACGAGCCCCTGCCTCTCACGAGGTAGGGGTTTTGCATTTGAGATGTCATTAAACATAAAGGAGTATATGACATGTTTGCATTCAAAGCGTTTGAAGTTGGTGGGTATGGCCTGATCGGCATGACGATAGCTGGAGTTCTGTTCGGCATTATCGGTTCAATGCTAGCGTTCGGCTTCAACCCTGCGAACTTCTTTGATGACACACACTTGCATCGGTGGTTCGCTGTTGCGTTTACACTGCTCTTACCAGCTGCCCTCTGTGGCGTGATGATGGGATTGTACATGTGTGTCTTTGGATCAACGATACATAGCGCCGTCAGCCAAGAGACCTACGACGAGATCGCAGAATCTTGGAGCGCCTAAGCACTAACCCCAGCCGGAAACGGTTGGGGTTTTTTAGCGGGCAACGACCTGCCATGCTTGACCTGCCATGCCTGCCCGAAACCCGTAACAAACGTGTAACAGAACACGTTACAGGCCTCGGACAACGGGCAACGGACAACGGGCAACGATTAATCGCCTACTATCAAGGCTCTACGGGCAACGATCCACGCTCCATGGCCCACGGCCCAAGCCCGCCGGCCGGCCCTTGTTACGCAACGAGCAATTCTTGTAACGCGTTTGGAGCAAACATGTAACAACGGACAACGGACCTTAGCCCTTGATTCTATACAC